CTTTCTTTACCCATAAAGGCAGCCACCATGTAGTGGTTATACAGCCGCCCGATGCTAACGGTGAGCATGAAGTAGGAATGGGTACTTCAAAAGATCACTCATTACACATTATGCACTATAGCGATGCTCGACAGCCACATGGAAGTCCCATTGGTGCTTTTGGTAAGACTATGCATATCATCCACCATATAGCAGATAAACATAATATCAAGAAACTAAAATTTCATGGTGCCGATCCTAGACTTGGTTCCATGTATGAACGTCTTATGGGTAACAAGCACTTTATTAAATCAATGGCAGATAAAGGCTGGAGGCATAGTGTAACCACTGTATCCAGAAAGAGGAATCATTCCGATATCGTGGATCATGCGAAGGTATTTCATTTCGAACGGGACTAATTTTTATGATGGTTCTAGCAGCATACATAGTGTATAGCTTTATGGAGACACTATATGACTGAGATTGTTACTGGGTTTGACGACCTAAAAACGATGTATTATTTTCCATCCGCAGTATACCAAAGCATGAGGCCAGATTTTATTCCTTTGGCTAATGAATTGTGTGATGAGTATCTTAAGAAAACTGGACATAAAAGTAAATGCGGTGATATCTATCCCGCAGATATGTCCCTTGGTTTTCAGGATGATCCACGGGCGGCACCGATTGCTGATTATATCAAAAAAACAGCAGGCGGAATCTTGGAATCCCAAGGCTTCAACATGTCTTTCTTTAATATGAGGCTACATGAACTATGGTGTCAAGAGCACCACAAGTATTCGAACCAAGAGGAACATATCCACGGGTTCGGAACCCAGATTACAGGGTTCTATTTTGTTAATTGTCCTAAGGGAGGATCACAACCTATGATCCATGACCCTAGGCCTGCTAAGAAATTTGCCAATCTTCCTGAAAAAAATATGTCCCAAGCGACGTATGCCAGCACAATGATTGGTTTCCGACCTGAGCCAGGCATGTTTGTCTTCACAAATTCTTGGCTTCCCCATTCATTTACTAGAAATGCCGCCGATGAGCCATCCAGGTTCATCCATTTTAATCTAAGTCTTATGCCTGCAAAACAAGTCCAAGAAGCACCTGCCACGGAGATCGTGTAATGTTACACAAATATCTTATCAGGTTCAATAAAACTCGTGGAATGCCAGGTCGTGGTACTATTGACCATACTTGGAGGGTCTTCGAAGATGACAAGGAATTTATTGTTAAGCATGTGAATATTTTAGTCCCTAGTTGGGACGAAGTATCAACAGTGGCTAACGGCCACGATGATTGGAATATTGCTTGTATTGGACATATGGTCCTAGACCGCGAGACCTCGACGGCAGTCATCCATCCTATGAGCCAATAAAAAACTTAGTACTTCCTACCGAAACTGTATCTAGGCAAGATGCTTGGTCTCCAACTCGGCATACTTTATTTCCGGCTACAGAAAACGTAGAAGATCCTTGGACCATTGTTATTGTCCCAGTGTGGCTTCCATGTGGAGTAACTGTCGATCCAACATGGGCAATACTTTTACCTTCAATAAAAAACGTAGGTGAACCAGTAACTTGGATGATACCGGTGCTTCCGTTTACATAATCGATGCTTTCCCGAGCCGCCGCCGGCATTTTTATTTAATATATTGCAACCCCTGAGCGAATGTCCTGTTGTTATATAACGTCAGGATTTGTCGCCGGGGGTTGTTTATGTTGAATGACAAGTGCAACCAATAGGGCTTGGTACCAAAGCTATTGTGTTCAAGTAATAGCTGGTCGAAATCTGGGATATTGTCTCTGATCCATTGGGCGTATGTTAGATATAGCTCTGGATTCTGCTGGGCAGAAGCAAACTGGATGTCGGCCGCTTGGCCTTTACAATGCTGGGATAGATTAGAGCCTGTTGTATTATCAGAACGGAAAGCACTCGTCACACTCATATCTGGATACTTGGTATAGATTTTCTCTAGGACATTAAGTGATAACAATTGAAGATTCGATGCCAATTCTGCTTCTGTTAATCCATATTGGGCTTTTAGTGGATGTGCTCCTGCTGGTGTGCCTATTGTTAATCGACCCAACGTAAAGTGTGGAGATAGTTGAAGATTCACAGGAAACGAAGTCAAATTTGCAACCGATGCAATTTTATATTGGATGGAACCGGATGATGCCGGAGTTGTGGTATCCGGAACTCCAACTCCGGTGGCGGTGGCATTTAAATCGCTTTGTGTGATAAGACCTGCCTTGATTGCCGCCTGTGCCGCTTGTGCAAAGTGTTGAGGATCATCATCGGATTCTAGAAACATATGTTCCACGATTGTCGAATAAGTCAAGCCTGTACCATAACTCACGTTAGCTGCCGGTATTGATCCTGGTACGGTAGGAGCAACAGATGCACCTTCTTGGAAGTGAACCGTAGCACCGTCACCATTAAACTGTCCTGCGGCAGCCAGGTTCATTGTACCTCCGGCACCCGCCTTGAAGTCTGTTCCTGCCTTTAAGTTAATATCGACGACCGACTGTATTGATGTGGAAGATTGAGATATCATATCTAGATGTGAACCTACAGAAATTTCTGTGTTTGCAGAAGAAGTCAAGAAATTATTCTTGGATGACAAATGTGTATTGTTGCCTGAAGTGGCTTTAATGTCAACGTTAGCCAAGAATTCAACATTTCCTTTTGTGGCTTCCATGACAATATTGTTTGCTTTCATTCTAATGTCACCCGCAGAAATGAAACTCATTCCTTTTTCGGCTTGTATGACAACAGAACCTCCAACTCTCAGAGTAACATTTCCTTTGACACTGACTGTTGCTGTACCTTCAACATATACATTTTCGTCATGTAAAGTAATATGGTGGTTCCGACCAACAATTTTCATGACCCGGTCACCTGTCTGATGGATCTCTTCATAGGTCCCAGACTTATGTTGTTGTAGTAGTCTTTCATGGCCTGGTGTATCATCAACTTCTATGATATGACCTGATTCTGTTCTATTTGTTTTCACATAAGGATATTGGCCACGAAAAGGAAAATTTGGTTCAATCGCATGTTGTTGAATATAACGATCTGTTGCATATGTAACTGTTTTAGTGAAATTGTTGGCTGGATTTGTAATTACTGCTGCCAATTCATTATAAACAATACTGACTTCGCCGCATGATGATGTTGTGTTTGATATATTAAAAATTGTATCAATTGAAGGTAAAGTAAAATTACTCGTATTAATTGATGAAATATAATTTGTAAAATCAAAATTAGATGGTATGCCGGCCGGAAATAAACTAATCAAATCGAATGGATTGCTTGATCCGATGCCTGTTGCCGCGGCTGTTGCTCCAGATGTACCAACAATAATCGCAGGAACCGCTATGGTTCCTACTTGCATTTGTATAGTTAAAATATTATTATTATAATCGGCTGATATAACTTGGCCAAGGGCAGTTCCTGATGTGACTTCCTCACCGACAGTAAATTTGCCGGTGAGTGGAGTCATAGTTATAACAAGAGTCGATGTAGTACCTAATACAGATTGAGTAACATCGGCAATTGTACCTGCAATTGCGCCTGTAATATTACCAATAAGATTGGTAGGATCAATAGTAGACATTAATTACCTTTTACATTTCCAGAATCATTATTTGTTGTAATTTGTGCATTTGGATCTGGAAGAGCAGCACTTCTTTGTGGTATATTTACTTTATTTAAAGCAGCTAATGTTTGTGCTGCATATTGAATTCTTTCTCCGACATGATCTTTACCTTTGGCTGGACGTTCGAATTCTGCCATCACATAACGTGTGGCTCCTTCTAGTGTAGAAGTATCATATGTTCCTGCCCAGACTCCTTTACTAATAGTAACAGGTCCATTAGTCTTGAGTCCTGGAATTAATCTTTGTCCATATACTCCATCTAATTCTTGCATTAGATATCCAAGATTTGCTTCATCAGATTGCGGTGCTTTGCCGGTATTTTTACAGTAATCTAGAAAAAGATCAAGCCTTCCTCCTGGAGCTCCATTAGTCCATTGGGCCCAACCATATCCTACTTTAAGTGTTCCTTTTGGTGGCGGCTGATCCTGTGGTACTCCATGTAATGTTCCGTATTCACGAATAGCTTTGAATCCATTTGATTCAAGCCACATGTTGCCTACAATGGCACATGCATGATAATCTTTCATACCATATCGATCTTGGATGATTTTAGCGAATGTTGCGGCTCTATTTGGCACTGATTTGCTTCCTTGTGGTAAGTTGATGGGAACGCCCAATGGTCCTAATGCAGATGCGACTATTTGGGAATCTAATAATCCGTTTTGAGGTACACCATAATTTAGTTGTCCTGTTCCACCCGCTATTGTACCGATGATGAATGGAATTTGGCAATCTTTTCCATCGAGCCAGAATCCCATTACATGAGTTCCAGGAACAGGTCCTACCGGAGAGTGACCAATTCCGAATGCAGCGGCAGAATAGATTGGTTGTAAACACATGGCCCATGGAAGGTCTTCTGTGGGTACAAGGGTTTTATCCGTCGGATGAGTTCCAAATACTCTGACTTTTATGCGTCCCAAACAAAGAGGATCGTCTCTGTCTTCCACAATTCCGAAAAACCAATAAAATCCATTTCTTCCCATGAAATGATTATCGTTTGTATGTTCCATTATTTGATCACTTTAATATTGGTATTTTTTAATATTGTATTTGAAACCAATGATAAATCCGAAGCAATAGAGGCTGCTTTTGCTGATTGTTGTTGTAATGTGGGACCTGTAACTTCTTTGATATTCGTATTTGATTTCTGTTCAGTTTCTTTGACTTCTGATTCATATCCACTTTTATATAGATCCATGGTGGCTACATATGCGTTTTTTGTGAATTTATGTTGAATAGTTGCAACCAAAAATTTACCAGATAAGAAAAGGTCTCCTTCATCTTGGGTCGCAGTTAATCCTGTAATTTCAGGATAATGCAAATTAATTACATCACCAGCCATAATTTGTGGATCTCCATATACTTCTATGGTTGTCATATTCTGTGCCAATCGTGTAAGATATCCGGCTTTTGATCCATATACTTGTTCAAACCATGTATCAGGAAGAGTTGAATCTTTCGCCGTAAAAAATTTCTTGACATATACATCCGTATTGGCAGCAGAAGATACATTCGTTCCGCTTGTATTTACAGTAGGACTAGTTACTTTATCTATAAATGCGGTCGAATTCTCAGGATAAATTGCTAGAGCCGTTGTATCTTTTTGTGTATCTTTGAATCTAAATCTGGATTCTGTAAAAATATGATTTACGAAATCGTATACAATAGTGGAACTTTCGAAATATCCTTTTTTCAATTTCTCAATCGTATCAAATTTATTTTTAAGTTTAAATGAAATCACAGTTTTGAATGTATCTCCTTGATTATCGGTGATGTTTGGATTTTTAATATAGTACGTATATAAATCATTATTGGCATTATATTTGTCATATCCATCAACAATAACTTGTTCCAAATTTTTAAAATGAAATGTACCGTCGGTTGTTTCGAAACAAATATAAGCAGAAACAATAGTGCCTGTGGCAGGAACTGATCTCTTTGCAATTAAATCTAGTGACTCAAATGGCGTGAGCCTAGGAATAATAATATTTTGTTGACCTTTGGTTGATTGTATGTCCAATTTCTTTGCTGTTTTCAAATAAGAAGTAAAAACGTCATTGGCAACATCACTGAGGGTAGATTTATAAGACTTTTGAATAAGTGTTGTTGCATCTTTGAAGTGTTCTACACTAACAAAATGAAGTTGATATTTTCTATTTTTAAAATTTGGTTCATTTTCGATGCCTTCGATTTTATAGACTTGAAATCCAAGTGTAACATCTGGTTTGCCTGCAACTTCATAGTTAACAACCAAGAATTCTTCTCCGACGATGGGAAAATATAAGTTTTTCGATCCTTTTACTCCATTCATCAATCCAATGGAATCTGTAACAGAGATAATTCCATATAAAGTAGGCGAAAAAATATCTTCATACATTGTCATAGACAACATTTGAAGTGTTATGTCAATACTTTTTGTTCTATCGGTATTCAACAAAAACACAGAGAAATTTTTCAGCGAACCTAATTCTTTATAGGCTTCATTATTTTGAACTGCCATTTATTGTACCAACAGTGATTTGAGTTGCTTGCTAATGTCTGATGTATAAGTTTTGTCTAGTAATCTAATGAATTTTTTCTTTTCATTTTTGTCAAATTCAGTTGTATACAAATCAACCGAATTATATTTTGTTGGATCATATGTACTATTGGCAGAAATCATAATATTATTATCTTGTACAACAGGCAACCAATTATATGGATCTGATACTCCCGAGGAAATATAAGAATTAGAAGTCAGTACAACATTTGTAATTTGGTTAATATAATATGTAATTGGAATTTGTTTGTAACCTACGATTGTTTTCTTGGCCACATTAATTCCATCATTTGCACCAGTAAAGCTTTCATATTTCTTGGCAATATAACGGTCGAATTGGACAGATGACAGGGGCCAATCATAGTATGGGTCGATGATATTGTTTACCAGGTAGATAATCCAAACATAGTCCGTGCTATCATAGTAATCAAAAGCCAGGTTCTCGGCCCGCTCGCCGTCTTTGATAATGTAAGGGTAATAGATTGTTGACTGTTGCTTTGATCCTTCGAGCAATCGGATACGTAGCAACAGGTTTTGTACGTTGACATTATCATAATCGATAATAGGGAAATTCTCAAAGTACTTCATTACTTAATGTCCTCTCTTGTGAGAACGATTCTTTCTTGGAAACTAAGGGTCATGATTACCGAGACTGGATCGCCGGTCTCTGCATAGAATGCAGGATGTCCTTCATTATCATACTTGAAATCAACGGCAACCAAGAAGAGGCCTTGAGTAGAAAACAAGATTAGGTTTGGATTCTGTTGGCCATGAAATGAAATTTTAAAGATATCAGGGTATGTAAATGCAAAATCCGAAGACTTCGCCGGCAGAGCATGAGTACGGAAAAACTTCATGATCTGCCCAATATTACGGCTTTCTTGTTGGTTCTTTGCAACCAACTTCCATGTAAACTGATGTGACTTAAGGTCGACCCCGTTGAAAGTCAAGGATAGGTTTGGGTTCTGACTTTTGCCCAGCACTTGACTTCCAACGGCAGTAATTTGATTAGCAAGACCACCAAGATTTGGAGCACCCTTGCCAGTAAATGCTTTAGAAATGAAGTTACCTCCGGCTTGCAGACCAGTACTGGTCAATTCTTGAGCACCAATCAACGCCAGGTCTTCGCCGCTAGCGGCCAAACTTCCGTTACCGAAACTGGTTTGTAATTGAGATGCAATTTGATTAAAGTCTTTTCCTACCAATTCTTTAGCAAAGCCACCGATTACACCTAATGCATCGGTTTTATAGTTAATCTTATATGAATCAGAGAGACCACCAATGGGCATAGGAAGAAATACAGATCCAACTCCATTTCCTCCACCCGGCACAAGATTAGGTGCATTTCCTGCGGCATCTCTTGTATATTTGAATGCTGAAATTGACATGAAGTCTTGGTAGGTTGACTGTAAGTCTCCAGGAAATACAAGACCGGCCTTGGTATTCAATGAACTATTATTCATTACTGTGGCAGGGTCTGTTCTGGTGGTCATTTTTCTACCTAAATATTGAACCGAGTTTCCTCTTATTTAGTGTATAAAATGGCAAAATATATCCAAGGTAAATTCACACCTAAGAATCCCAGGAAGTATAAAGGCGATCCGACAAACATAATTTTTCGTTCAAGCTGGGAGCTTACACTAATGAATAGGCTCGATACTGATCCTAATGTTCTGGAATGGTCATCCGAAGAGACGATTATTCCATATAGGTCTCCTCTTGATAATAAAATTCATAGGTATTTTCCAGACTTTAAGGTAAAGGTTATTGACAGAGATGGCAAACACAAAACCTATCTTATGGAAGTGAAGCCCCTAAAACAAACTCAGGAACCAAAGAAAACTCCGAACAATAAAGCAACCAAACGTTATATCCATGAGGTCACGACCTATCTGACAAACAAAGCAAAATGGTCAGCCGCCGAAAGTTATTGTGCAAAGAATGGTTATGAATTTCTGATCATTACCGAACAAGTCCTAAATATCAAAGGATAAGAGGGAACACATGGCTTCTACTACAGACAAATACGTATTCAGCACAATTCTACAAAAAGGATTGGCCCAAGGCCAATATCCTAATCGTACCCAGGCTGCCCGTAATTGGTATAGAAATCAAGCGGGACAAATAACGAACGCGACAACATCAAGTATTTTTGAAGAAAAAAATTCAAGTCTACAATCATCTGTAATACCAGGACAAATGTATATGTTTGTCTATGATGCAAAAACTAAAGATAAGCTTCCATATTGGGACAGATTCCCTTTGATCTTTCCATTTGACTATGCCGATGGTGGATTCTACGGTATCAATCTGCATTATCTCCACCCAAAACTACGTGCGGTGGTCATGGACTCACTATATACTATTGTCTCTGACAGTAGATTTGACGATAATACCAAAATCAAGCTAAGTTACCAGACATTGAAGCAATTCAGTAACCATAATTTAATCAAGCCCTGTATCAAAAGGTATCTCGGGTCCCATGTCAGATCAAGATTTATTTTCATAAATCCAGTTCAATGGGATATTGCACTTTTTCTACCAACGGAACAATTTACGGGTGCAAGCAAACAACAAGTATGGATAGACAGCCAAAGGATGACCAATGAGCTTTAAAGTTTCAGATTTTTCGACAAAAGTCACAACTTATACGAAACCATCTCATTTTGAAGTATCATTTACTTTGCCTGCATGGGCCCAGTCTAAGGGATATAATGATTCAGATTTTGTCCGTCTTCGTTGTCATAGAGCATCCTTACCTGGTTTGGATATCCAAAATTTTGCCAATAGAAGGGGCGGAGGAGGAGTAGAAGAATACTTTCCATATGGAGTAAAATATCCTCCTATTCGTATGTCATTTTACAATGACGATCAAGGAAAAATTTATAAATTATTTCGAAATTGGTCAAATCAAATCGTTTCGATTGGAGACGATAATAGTAATGACAATTCGTATAGAGTTAACTACAGAGATAATTATGTTTCCAGATGTACAATTGATCATTTCAATCCACAAGGAGGAATTGCAATGAGATATAATATACATGAAATATATCCATATCAAGTTTCGGATACTGCAATTAGTTGGGATGCAACCGATCAAATTACCAGTGTTGATGTTTCATTTTTATATAAAAATTGGACTTTCTCGGCAGACAATGCAGTAACAAATTCTAAATCTCCTGTTAATTATGTAAATCAAATTATCACCAATTTGCCTGGTATTCCAGGATCTATTTTTTAAGGATTTTATATTATGGCTTTACCTAAAATTCAATATCCATTATTTACTGAGATTGTTCCTTCTACTGGAGAAAAAATACAGTTTAGACCTTTTCTCGTCAAAGAAGAAAAGATTTTGCTCATTGCACAACAATCAGATGATAGGGAAGATCAGATCGATGCTATTACCCAGATTTTGAATAACTGTATTGTTTCGGATATCAAATTACATGAACTTCCTATATTCGATATCGAATATTTGTTTCTCAAGATTAGATCGAAATCTATCAACAATATTGTTGATTTGAAATACCGAGATGTAGAAGACAAAGAAATTTACGACTTTTCATTGGATTTAGATAGTATCCAAATCAATTTACCCAAAGATAAAAAGAATATAATCAAGATCAATGATGACGTTGGATTGATCATGAGATATCCTAGTTTTAAATTAATGAAAAAATTTGCAACATTTGACGCAAATAATCCAGAAGATACTACGGAAATAATTGCTCAATGCATTGAGAAAGTGTATGATGCAGATACTGTATATCTTGCATCCGAAAGTAGCACAGAAGAGTTAAAAGAATTTATCTCGAATCTTCGGATCAATCAGATGGCCAAGGTCTATGAATTTTTCGAAGCTATGCCTAAGCTAACCCATACTTTTGAGTATACAAACAAGTTAGGCAACAATAGGAAGATTGTATTGGAGGGTATCTCTGATTTTTTTCAGTAGGGCTGGCACACAACAGCCTTTCTAATTATTATATCCTAAATTTTAATTTGATCCAACACCATAAATACTCTCTGACGGAGCTAGAAAACCTTATACCATTTGAGCGTGATATCTATGTTTCACTACTAAACCAATTCTTAGAAGAAGAAAACGAACGCTTAAGGGATATGTCAGGATGAACGCAAATCTAAGATACATTGACGAAATTTTCAAAGATATTGATGGCCATCCCTCGTCAAAGAGATGGATTACTTTCATTTGTCTTGTCTCATTGCTTGTGGCATTCTTTGCTGACCTATTCTATGGTTACAAAATGGATGGTGTAATCTATGACGGTATTAAAGATATCACAATTGCAGGTCTTGGATTTACTGGTCTTGAACAGTTTGCCAAAAAGAGCGCAAACGGCCCAATGAATGTCACCAATGTAGGTCCCACCATACTTAACGAGTCAGATAGACACTAATGGCCGAGAAAACTCCAGTTATTAAGATTGGTGATACCACCTACGTCAAAAAAGACGAAAAGTGGGTCGACAAGAAAGATAAGACAAATACTCCTGTTCCTCAGAATATGCAGAAGGTACTAGACCAAGGCCTTGCCCAGTCCCAGACTCTTCCTGTAGAGGACAAAGGTTTGGATTCACTAGAAAAGACAGTAAAGACCGGTGATGCTAAAGAGCAGGAGTCTTTACTTGCTCTTATTGAAAGAGTAAAAGAGCTTAATAAGACTATGAATGGAGTAGAGGCCGGTGTTGCTGGTCTCGGAGACAAGCTTAAGGGTGGTGGGCCTAATGAGCCTTCTATGTCTCCACAAGACCAAATCAAGAATATGAAATTATCTATTGGTGAGTTGCTTAATGCAGCAATCAAAGGTGCTATTGGTGAAGGCAGCCGGTCTGGTGGTAAGTTTATGGAAACATATAACCAGCTACGGGCAGTACCCCAAATTGAAAAAGACCCGGAGTCGGGCAAGTATATTAATAAATTGACAGGAAAAGAACATGGGGAAGCGGATTACAAGGAAGAACAAGAGAAATACAATAACCGACCCGGCAGGTTGATGTCCGCGGCAGCAGCCGGTGTGGCAGGAGTCGGTAAATACTTCCAGGGTGTTGGAGAGAGACTTGATCCTACAGGGATCGTCCGGCGCTTCAACGATATTAAACAAAACAATACCGACCAAATCAAGGCGAACGAATACGAACAAAAACGAGTCGCCGGTTTGCCAAGCGGTGGATCCAATGCCACGGGCCCGGACGCGAAGCCGGTACTAAACACAGGTGACCATATGTCGGCCCAGGCAGGTGTACGTATCACTGACATTAGCCAAAACGTAATCACTCGCCTGGCTGATGCGATATCAAAAGCAATCAAGGGTGACGCTCCACCGCCAGCCACACCCGAGGAGATCGCTACAGACAGCCTTCCAGCGGCTGCCAATGACAATATGCACCCTGATGCGACTAAGGTACCGGATGAAGATCCTAATGGTACCGGTGCTGGTTTGCTACTCGGCATGGAAGGCCTATTCGCGACCCTCAAAGGTAAGATCGGTGACATTTTTGAAGGCATTGCCAAGTTTGGAAAGAAAATGGCCGATGCTGCCGGAGAATTCATTGGTAATGTTGCAGATAAAGCCAAGAAAATTGTCGGTGACCTGTTAGAAGGAGCCGGTAAATTATTAGATGGTGCAAAGAGAGCTATTGGTGGTATTGCTGATGAGGGCGGCAAATTAATCAAAGGTGGAATGAAGGCAGCCGAAGGGGTAGCCGAAGATGCCGGTGGCCTAGTAAAAGGTGCAGTTAAATCCGTAGGAGGACTAGCCGAAGGTGCAGGCAAGGCATTTGGTGTCGGAGGTAAAGTTGCCGGTAAAGTCGGAGGTAAAGTTGCCGCTAAAGGTGCAGGTAGATTATTCGGCTCCCTGGTACCAGGAATTGGTGTAGGGATAGATGCCTATTCTTCAGCAGAAGCCTATAAAAACGGTAATAATTTGGCCGGTGGATTATATGCTGCCGGCGGAGCATTGAATGCTATAGGAGCGACCGCGGACCTTTCAGGCATTGGAGTTCCAGTTGGCATTGTGGCCGACGTGGCTGGGTTCGGATTGACTGGTGCAGGAATGGCCGCAGAATTCTTTGGTGATCCATTTGCAAAAAAGAAACCGGCTAATGTTCCAGTTAAACCATCTGTTGTACCTAAAACTGCGGCAGTAGCAGGCATGACAAACAAAAACGCGGCCATGAAAGATCAGGCCGCGTCTTCGAAATCTTCATCTCCGGTTATTGCATCCGACAATAGTAATAAAACTACTGTTATCAATAACAACTCGAATATGAGTATAATGTTGCCAACCGCAGCAGACCGTGGTTCACTGAAATTGGCAACATATACTTAATTTATGGTAGTTGTCCGCCCTTGGTTGGACGGTCAACAGGAGAAACTACATTATCTGAATCTGTGGTATTGGCAGAAATACCAACATCAAGACCAGAATTCGATTCGACTGTATGCTTCCTAGAACAAGCAACGGAAGTCAGAACAGACATAAATGCCAGTCCGACAAAAATTTTACGTAGTGTATTTGAATTCATATTAATTATCCTTTGTCAAATTTTTAAAGTATTCCATGAAATCTTCTTCTGACTCCTCGGCGACGGGCTCTTTCGCCTTACGCTTTGGAGTTGACTCAAAAGGGATATCGTATTCTTCTTCAACCTCTACTTTCTTAGAGCGGATTGCCTTGCGGACAGGAACGTCGTCTTCTTCATCCAACACCAAGACTTCATTAAGCCTACGCTTTAGATCGGCATAAGGCTTGAATTCACTTGGTTGTAGGAATGCAACTAGTGAATGTTCAGACTTCCAAATCTTTTCCAATTCTTCATCGTCATCCAAAAGAGGACCAGCGTCGGCAAAATCTGACTTGTCATAGTTACGATAATTATCAACTTGACGGATCTTTAGACGGAAGTTAGCACCTTCCCAGAGATCATATGGATTTACTGGGGTTTCATCTTCAAAAGATGGATTCATCAGGTCATTTAGCTTGTCGAAAATCTTCTTACCATACTTGAAAAGGAAGACCTTGCCTTCATTCTCGGGATGTGCGGAGTCCTTGACTACGTAAATGTTAGAGACATAATATAGCCGACGCTTCTGGGCCCGGACTTGCTTGCGTTCTGGAGAATTGTCATCAGTAGAAACATTCCAGAGCTTGCTATTATATTCACTAACAGGGTCATTCTGACCGAGGGTTGTTAGTGACTTTTCAATATACCACTTGCCGGTTGGACCCTTGAAAGCATGGTCGAATAGACGAACGAATGGAACGTCTTCTGAACCTGGCGCTGGAAGGAATCGGATAGTGGCCGAACCGTTGCCGAGCTTATCGACTGAAGGTTGCCAGAATCTAGTATCATCACCGCCATTGGCTGGTGCATTCATCTTTGTTAGTTCAGCCGTTAGCTTCTCTAGTGAGGACTGACGGTTCTTCTTTAGTGAGTTAAAGTCCATGTGTTTAGTTCCTTGTATGTTTATATGTTGCTGTATGCGTTTTATCCACTGTATTCATAATGTATAATATTTAGGCAAGCCCCAGGAGTTGAACCTGGTATCTCCGATTTATCTGTCCGGCGCATCTTATCCGAGATGCTAGGCTGCCTAAACTCAGTATATCATAAGCCTCAGAGGTTGGCAAATGATAGTTTATCGTAACCCCGAAGAAACCTCTTTTCGCTATTCTTAATAGGGTAAGAGGCAATAGCAGTTACTTCATCGTCCATGTCGGGCTCCAAAAAGAATACGTACTGAAAATCATTCTCTCTAAGAAGGTCACTAGCAGTTTCAAGGGCAGATAGATTATCCACACCAATAAGAGCAATGTGGAGATTAGTAATACTAAGACCAGCAGCAGAAAGTCGGTGACCCAGTTCAATCGAGGCATGGTTCGACTGGACGATGATTTGCTCTGGGCTAATGTCCTTCCGTACGAATATGAAGGCATATTCCTTATCTGGAAAGGTACCCGTCTTGAAGACAGAATCCTTGATCTTGTTGACTAATTCCCAGAATAGTAAATGCTCTTCATGGGATTCGAATTGATTATATGGGAATCCATAATTGCTCAAATCCTGACCTTTTGGTCGAACAAAACCTAAACTAGAGACAAGGGCATTATAAATGCCTTGGTAGTCATATTCACATGATCTTTTGTTTAGGCTAAATGCCCTCATTAGCTGGGCAGTGACGATTTCATACTTGTCTTTGTTAGTTTTGGCCACCATGGCACGTAATACACAAAGGCTAATATGATGCCATGCCGTGTTTTTCTTTTCATTGGCAATGGCTTTGAATGCAGTTCTAAAGTCTTTCATTTGATTTCTCCGTATGTTTAAAAAGTAATGTTCAGCTTTTGTTCATGCTATATTGATTACGGAGGAACCGGTGGACGACAAATCTATGCTTGCATCGTAATATCTTCCTCAAATTGGGACATGTCTTGTTGTAGAATAGCATTGTAAGCCATCATCAAATATTGCTTGGTCTCTTCATTGACAACGGCCATCTGGTCGGAGTCTAGTTCATTTGTCTCTAAAATATTTTCGATTTCTTCCATGTTATCCTCTATTATATAGTAAAATTGGCCCGCCCGAAAGGACTCGAACCCATAACCGGACAATTTAGAAGTGTCTGCTCTAACATTGAGCTACGGGCGGGCTGTCTTTTAGTAGTTAGCGATATAGCCCCATCCCCATGCAGGGGACCAGCAAGTGGCGCCAACTGGCTGCCAAGGAACTACCTGCCAACCATATGGAGTCTGGCAAATATTGCCATACCAAAGTCCATTAGGTGCGAGGTAAGTAGCCGCATCGGCAGAGGTTGCATTCATTGCGATAGTAGCAGTAAGTAGGCCAGCCACCAAAGCCATAGTCTTGAAAATTTTCATAGTCACTCTCCTTATGTAATGTTGACTGTCCTATTTATATTAGAAGGTTACCTTAGCACCAGCTTCAACTGTATCTGAGCGGGTGTTACCCTCTGTACGAGCATAACCAACCCGTAGGGCTAGGTTATTATTGAGAGCATAGGAGGCACCAACGGAGGTGGTCCGGGTCTCAAATTGATTGGTATTGGTGAAGGTATTCTCATACTTCTCCGATGCGTCCAGGATCACGTCCTTCGTCACTGGTAGATTGATGCCAGCGGTCAGATTGTAATACTGGTGGTCGGTTGCGGTTGGGTTCAGGACTAGCTTATTTCCATTACGGATGTAATGGAAGCTATAATCATGTGCGGCATCGCCTACGGCGGCGCGGACATACGTTGGACCAATTACAGGAACAGATAGACCAACCTCAATGTGCTGGGTCGAACCAGAACGGACAGGTGTGTTTACTGGAACATTATCCTGCATGAAAAGATCAACCGAGAAAGGCGAGGCAGGTAGTTGGCTGGCTACATCGGCGGCCACAAATTGTGAGTCTCCACCGACCTTATTGAAAGTATATCCGCCAGTTACGGTAGCAGTAGGTGCAGCCATTGCAGAGGTTGCTAGGGCAGCCGAGGCCATTAGCGTTAGAAATAGAATCTTCATAGTTTATTCTCCTTGATAGTTAAGATTACGAAGGAACAACGACTGTTGTCGGATGTATCTCTCCGTCATGGTTGACGCCTTTCGGATGGCATTAGTATGTAATTCATCCACTTCGAATCCGAAGGCTTGCAGTACTGCGATCCAATATTCAATTGGCTGACAGTTAACATGGTGATGGCCAGGTTGGCCAGGTAGAGCATGTGTCATAATGACATATTTACATGACTGAAAAGTAGTCACAAAATTCTGGATATATCGGGCTTCAATATGTTCCACGAATTCAACAGACCATGCAAGATCATAATTCTTTTCTGGTTTATATGGAGCCTTTTGGTAATCATGGATTACGATATCATCAACATTACGTTCAACGATAAAGTCACCATCGACACCAAGGACTTCCAGTCCTTTTGATCGGGCCAATTCAACCATGCCGGCTGGGCCACAACCAATATCAATCATTGATTTCACACCAAAAGTATTGATGATATAATCAAGGGCGCCTTCATCCAGGTGCGTTTCGTTTTCATGTCCACCTAAATGTTGTGGAAGTCCATTTTTATCGATAATATTCAACTTGACCATTATTATTCCTTATTTTCATTGATTGTCTTGATAGCCAGTTCTTTGAATTTTGCTTTATCATAATTCAAGAAAGGTCGATATTTCTTGCACCTCAGATGCAATGTCGACCATACTGGATCATCTTTTAGTATCTTACACCATGCGGGGAAAAAGGCAACCAGATCATTCAAAATAATTAGCGTTTCAATCGAAATAGATTTAGACAAAAATAATTTTAAAAGATAAGGATGACTAGAATTCTCAGTTGGTACAAAGTTTGTATCAAAATCAGGGTTTAGTTTATTCAAATCGGTTTTAAATGTTCTTGTTAAAGATTGTTGTCGACCCAACCATACATTATATATATGGTCGCTTCGGCCATTAGATACAAGGTCTCCCACCCAAATATTAGGGCCATTCTCCACAAAATTCGCGAGTAGATAGTTCCTGACATCCGCTTTCTTAGAAAGCTTTTGAAACTGGTACTTGTCCTTTCTTGCGTCAAACGCAGAAGTGGATACAGGTACTTTGCCATTGTACTTGATAAAATCATATGACTCGGATGTAAAATGTCTTTTGAGGGCAAGATACATCACATAAGATTCGTATGGTGTCATTCAATTGGAAGTCTTTGTATTTTAGGAAGAAAGTGTAGGCCTTCAGCTTCTAATGAAATTTTTGATTTTAAATTTTCATTTTTTCTGACCAAAGAAACTACACTTTCGATTTCCAGTTTGTTATTTTCACAATACAAGACAACGGCATCAATATACGTAATATCATGTTGCCAGACCAAGTCTTCAATGTCTTCATAAAATGTATCAGCAGACTTGATTTTAATTTCCATCATTAACCTCTATAAAAAATATGTTGTCCGATCGTTACGGTTTTCGCTAATCTCCAGTGTGGATGACACCACGTGGCATGATAGAATTTGGCTCCACCCGTATTATCTTGGATATTACCGATATACACCTGCTCGGCAATTTTCCTATTTGTTTCCATATAATGGAATTTATGTCTCTTGTTTGATTCTCTCATCCAAGAGAATTGATAAACTCCACTTATTTTTTGTTTGACAACAGAACATGCATTATTTGCAAATCTAGGATCGTGAGTCCTATTCATAACCACATTGGCTACGGCAATTTTGCCTTCTGTCGGTTGATTATCTGCCTCATACGTAATATTTGTGGCAATACAATTTATTTGTTTCTTGTCTTCTATAGTTAACTTTACTGGAACTTTCACGATTACTTTTTGCTGAATCACTTTAGTTTGTGGTACTACCATAATCAGTGGTTTAGGTTTTAGTAGAAGGGCTCCGCCGGTAATGGCTGTTACACCAATAGTAAGTCCGAATAGGAACCCGGTAACTAAGCGATTGCGCTTAGGTAAATCGGTCATTTTTTCCCCTTTGTTTTGATACTCCTTAATAAAGGGTAAGACATAATGTCTATGTCACGGAGTATAGCAGTCGTTAAAAAATGAAATCCAAGCCAAATCACTAACCTGGATTTCATTATATTACTTAGTCGGTAGGTGTCAAGGCCTAATGTTTATGTTTTGCCATTAATTTGGCGATTTTTTCTTCGGCCATTTTCAGTTTTGCCTTTGCTGTGAG